TCCTTGAAAAACTCGTAGAATCCAAGCCAGTTGGCATCATGTTGACCGTAGCCGCTGGCCCTCACGCTGGCCCCCACGCTGGCCCCCACGCTGGCCCACACGCTGTCCCCCACGCTGGCCCTCACGGAAGTAGGGAGATTGAATAGAATTGCTCTCGTCAAGGCTTGGGACATTGGCGAGCCGCACCAAACAACCTTTGGTATGGGCAGCCCTGCTGCTTCGTATGTGCTCCAAACTCCCTCGACGGCCATCGAGCGATCTGCCGGTTCGGTGCTCAATCCAATTTTAGTCCACCTGTCAACGAACTCAGGAAAGCGGGCGACCTGTTCCGGCGTCAGTTTTTCAATCCTCATTGGTCTTTTCCTCGAAATGAAACCCGCCATCATCCTGCCGCCCCATCGGCGCTCGAAGTAGCATCCATCCCAACACCGAAAGTGGAACGACTACGAACACTCCGAACAGGATGCAAAAGGCGAGCGTCATGCAACCTCCGTCATGGTTGACTGCCAGAACTGGCGCAGCTCGTAATCGTCCAGGGCTTCGAGCCGGCCCAGCACCATGTCGGGCCGAAACTCTTCGACCTGCTGAATCATCCGCTGGCGCATCTTCAACGCGCGGAGCTCGCGGCGGATCGCGGTTGATTGAACGGCTATCGTGGCGTCGATGGTTTGGGTTGTCATGTTTATTCGGTCCTCGGAAGAACAGCCAGGGTTGCTGGTTGCGAGACCGGACCCGCGCTGTGAAACGCGGAACGACCGCTGGCTGTTCTTCGGGGAACTGTTTATTTCCGGTCTCGCATTCACTGGCGATGATGATTACGACGGAAGTGGAAAATATGGAAGCCTTAAAAACCCTCATTATCACATAGTAGAAACCCTTACCCACATCGGGATCAGGCGAAGGAGTTTTGGGGGCAAATTGCCGGTTCGGCGTAAATCCCGCCTTTTCAACCCATTACATGAAACCGCATAAAATGCGTAAATAAGTATTGACTCCATTCGCGTTTTGTGCGAATATGAGGACATGAAAAACAAACTGATTCCGCTGACAGCTTCGAACAACACTCCCGGTGAGTATGAACCGACTTTGGTCGGGCACGGCTTCCAATATCGTCAGCTTGTAAAAGCTGATGGACTTGAGAACTCGTTTTACACCAAGCACGACCATCAGGGGTTTTCGTTCCGAAAGGATTTGGACGGACTTGTCCATCGTTGCGGGGGGATGCCCATTATCCAGTTGGATGATGGTGGATTGTTCGCGATTCAAAACGCAGACTCTGTTCTGTCTAAAGACCTCTCGGGAAAGAGTTGGAAGTGAAATTCTCAGAGCAACTCAGAGCAGAGATTGACCGCCTCGGACTCACCCAGGCTGAGGCGGCAACATTGCTTGACGTATCGCCTCGGGCGGTGTGGAAGTGGTTGCACGATGATGAACCTCTGGCGGTCACGGCAGAAGGCGTCATTGCCCGGCTCAAACGGGCGAAGGCAAAGAAGTGAAAACCGAACGCGACATGACGCTGCTCCGCGACTGGTCCGGCGAGGATTGCGCCGGCTGGCTCATCTCGGAGAAACTCGACGGCTGCAGGGCGTATTGGGACGGCGCGGCGCTCTGGACGCGGGACGGCAACCGGATCCCGGCGCCCTCATGGTTTACGGCCGGATTTCCAGCGTGGCCATTGGACGGTGAGCTGTGGGCGGGCCGGGGGCAGCTTGAAACAGCTCGGCTTGCCGCACAATGGGGTAAATTCGCGCCTGGCATCGCCTACAGGGTCTTCGACTGCCCGACCGCTCCCGGAACATGGATTGAGCGGATGGCGGCTGCCCAATGGGCCATCCTGGACGCTCCGCACGCCTCAGCGGTGAGCTTTCAACCCTGCCGTGGCGTGGATCACCTTTCCGCCGAATACTTCCGCCTGACCGCAGCCGGCGCGGAAGGCGTTGTCTTGCGCCAGCCGACGGCCACGGGATACGGGCCCGGGCGGTCCCGGCACGCACTCAGGATCAAGCCGGGCATCGCGCACGAGCATCTGCTCTACGAGCGCGTCAGCCTTGTTCAGTAAAACTCGTCCAGCGCCGCGGAGCATTGCAGTAGCGCAGCCGCAGCCGCGGCCCGTCGCGCGTCCATGGCGGACTGGCTTGTGTCGTCCATGGCGACCGACCGGATCAGCTCAGGCTGGATGCCGTAGTAATCGTTCCCGACCATCTGGCGAAGTTGGTAGTCAACCGCGTCCGACGGTCCCTCGAGCACGACCTGGAGCGTGGCCAGCCCAACCTTGAGCAGCCCGGCGTTGATTAACCCCTTGGCGTCAAACCGGCTGTCCGAGACTCCGCACCCGAGCGAGAGGACCTTGACCTGCTCTTGATCGCCCCAGAGCTTCACCGCGTCGGCGTAGGCGCACATTGCCGGGGAGTTCGCCACGACGCCTCCGTCCCAAAGCACCATGCCATCCAGTTCGAACAATGGGAAGTAGGTCTGCGCCGCACTCGTCGCCCGGCAGGCCTGCCACATCAGATATTGTCCGGTCAGAGAGTCCCAGGACTTGAAGAACGCCGGCTCGACCTGCGCCCCGGCGATGTTCATGGATACGATCCCGAGTCGAGTCTTGGCGTCGCTCACCTTGGCCATCCCCATGCGCTTGCGAAGCGCCATCTCGATTGGAAGGGCCGGATAGCGCGGCTCGACGATGCCGTCCTTGCCGAAGAAAAGTTGGTGGAATATCTGCGGACCGTCCGTCGTGAAGAAGTCGCACGTCTCAGCCGCCGAGTGGCCGAGGCTGAGGCTCGCGCCGATGATGCCGCCGATGGACGTGCCGTAGATGAGGTCGAAGAGTTCCCAGCACGGCTTTCCCGACCGCCGCTCAAGCTCCGAGAGGATCAAGCATGGGATCAGCCCGTTGCAGCCACCGCCTGACAGGCTAAGTATTCTTTTCATGTTTCTTGCCGGGATATTTCAAAGAAGGCCCGACGCGTCAAAGACCCTTTCGGGTGAACCAGCGCGCCGGGCTGGATTGGGGTGAGAATCAAGCCATGAGAGCCTCGCCTTCACAGGACGGCTTTGCACCGTCGGCGCGTAGAAAGGGATCATGGCGGGATAGAATCTGAAATCATTGGTGGCCGTGTTCCCTTTCAAAAGAGTGCCGCCGCCATGCCCGAATCGATTACGGGGCACGACGGCGGCGGACGACCGCTTAGCCGCCAACCTGGGTGACCAGGGAGGCACTCGCGGTCCGGATGTTGGTCAGCGACGTCTGGTCTGCTGCGCCCAGCGCGCCGGGCGTGTTGTCGAACGCCACGATCATCGTGTTCAGCGCGACGATGTTGGTTTTAACCGTCGGGGTCGCATCCACATTTCCGGCATCCACCCCTTGGGACTGCGTAACCAATGCGGCGGCAGCCGTGTTGATGTCACCAAGTGTCCCTTGATCGACCTCGTTGAGGCCGCCGTTGGCCGTGTTCCAAGTTTGAATCAGCCCGGCCAGCGCAACGATGTTCGCCGTTGGGCTCACGGGCGCCGAGCTTGTCCCTGCTGAAACTGCAGCGGCCAGCACGGTGTCATTCTTCGCCAGCGTGTCCTGCAAGTCCGAGAGGCTTTGCAGTTGCGCAGGTGTTGCTCCCTTTGTCAGCGCCGTGGCGACCGCCGCGGCGATGAGGCCCGGGATGGACTGGATCAGCTTCAATGCTGACCCGTCAACGGTTGTGTCGTTTCCGACCTCCAGTGCGATGGCAGCGATCTGGGCGTCGAGGTTTGTTTGGATCATAGCGATGTCTTTCTCCAGTACTTCCAGGTCTTGTTCGGTTGCGAGCCTTGGCGGGGCCTGGCGGCGCCCTTGCCCGTTTTGTTGTTTTTCTGCTGATCCGAGTGGCATAATCAAAATGCGTAAGACATTCCCGCGCCGACGATCATGCCGCGCTTCTCCCCAGAGTTCTCGATGGCGTAACCCAGCCCGCCATAAGACCCGAGGTTCGTCGTCCAGCGATACTCAACGTCGCCTTGGACGACTCCCATTGGCGTCGAGTTCTCGATGTCATAGCCCATCCCCATCCCGGCGCTGGCTGCGACGTTGCCGATGACCTTCCTGTAGTTGACGTGCACGAACGCCGCCTTGGTGCCACTCGTGGAAGCGGTGCCACCGGTTTGCTCAATGGCAGTTGCGCCGATGCCCCAGTTCGTGGCGATCAGTCCGTAATCGGTCACGTCCGTCAGCACTCCGGCTTCACCGTTCTGCTGCTCGTAAACAGCCCCGAGCTTCAGCTCTATCTCACTTGCTGCATAGAAGTTCGTGAGCGCTGGGTTGTTCTTGGCGAGCATGTTCGCGATTTGGGTTATCGCATCCTGCTCGCTTTGTGGCGTTGCCGCAGGCATTGGTGCCGGCGCATTGGTTGTCTGTGAATATCCAGTGGCCGCGAGAAGCGCCACCGCCATCAATGTGACTGTGAGGATTCGTTTCATTACTTTCGTTTTTTTGGTGGGTTGAGGGTTGTCTCGCTCGTCGGCGAGGGTTTCGGCGCCGGTGAGATCATCGCCCCGCCGGCGTAGAGCGTGGCCAGGCTCATCATCCCCCTGGACAGATAGCCGAGCGAGTGGGCGTAATCCGGGAACTGCATCGATCCGGCGTAGGCGATCATCGCCAGAACGACAAAGATGAGCAGCCACGGGTGTTGACGGATGCTGTTGCCGAGGGTTGCGAGTGCGAAGAGAGGGTTCATGGCTTGCTTCCTTTGACCAGCTTCTCCATCTCGAAGTCCTGCCGGAGCTTCACCAGAGATTCGTTCATGGTCTTCATTTGTGACGCCATACCAGGAGTCCCTGTCACTTCGACCAGCTTTTCCCACGCTTCCACTTCAGCCTCCTTGTCCTTGATGATGGCCACCTCGGCAGTGGTGCTGGATTGAGACTGCAATAGGGAGTTCACTCCATGTGTGATTCCAGACGCCCACCAGGTCCCGGAGATAATGCCTCCCAAAATAAGTGCCATGATGGCCAACAGAAGCCCGAGTCTGATGGGCGTGTTCTCGCCGATCGAGAGAAGCTCGCGACGCTCACTCCTTCGCTCATTCGCTTCCCTCATGTTTTCCTCGTGTTGGCTCATAAATTGGTCTCCGTGATTGTAAGTCGGTTTGTTCTCCCCATCATTGTTAATAATAAGGAAGGATACGGAAGGTTGGTCGTTAAGGTGTTCCCGGGCATATTCGTGGTCAGCACGGTCCACTTTCCTCTCGGCGTGGCCACGTTCGTGGACATGAGAAGCGCGATCGGTGGCCCTGCTGGCTCCGTGTAAGAAACCTCGGATGAATAGTCGCTTTCCATGCCGAGGATGTTGTAAGCGGTGACCGCGAAATAGTATGTGGTGCCTTCAACCAGGCCGAAGACATTCATGTTCGTCACGTCGCCCACGTCAACGATTTTGGTGTATGTTCGGCTGGCTACCCCGTAGTAAACCTTGTAGCCGATAACGGTCGAATCCGGGCTTGGGTCCCAGGCCAGCGTGACACCGTGCGCGGTGGTGAAGCTTATTGTCACTCTGAATAACGGAGGCTGGTTCGTGATGGACGCCATGACGACCATTGGCTTGCCTGTGGCCATCGGCTTGCCGGCTGTGGACGTCACGGTCGCCTGGCGAGGACTCATGGTGGCTCCGAACGCTCCTACGAGCAATCCAATGAGCAGAAAGATGATGACGAGAATCAGGATAGTAATCGCGTCTGCCGCGTTTCGTCCGACTGTTTCCAATGGTTTTTTGTTGCTCATTTGTAGAGCGGCGATCTGTAGGCGTTGGTGTCTCCGTCCACCTGGACGCTGATCCACTTTAAGACGTTCGTCGGGTTAGATGGCGTGCTATTCGTGGCACCGAACACGATCTGATTGGTGGTGCCCGCAATGAACACAGCCCCCGGAACCCTCAAGTTCCCGGCGCCAAGGTATGTATCCACGGTCGAGCTGTTTCCTATGACGGTGGTGTTGTCGCTGGCGACCCTCGTGCCATAGCCGATTCCGATGCGGTTGACGCTGGTTCCAACACCCGAAATTCCAGAGTAGTCACCGATGAAAATGCTGTTTGAGACATTGGTGACGCCGATACCGCTTGAGGAGCCAATGGCAAGGGAATCCGAGCCAGCCAGCAGAGGATACACCGAGAATGAATCGCAGCCGATGGCGATGATGGGGCCTGTGAACGTTGACCCATACAGCGAATCGCGTCCGATGGAGATGGTGTCTCCAAAACCCCAGATAGTGGCATGGCTCAGAGCTGCACCGCCAATGGCAATGACGCTATCCGCGTTCGTCACTATGGAGTTTTGCATCGCCCCGGCACCGATAGCCGTCAGCCCCCATACATTGGACAACGTCGAGAAACTCAGGGCGCTTTGCCCGTAAGCCTGGATGTCATGGGAGTTGAATATGGAAGCAAACACGAGGGAGTTCCTTCCAATTCCGGCGATGTATTGGGAGTTCGTTATCGCCGAGGAGGACACCGCCAACTGCCCAATCGCAATGAGGTCGGACGCGGATTCGAGAGACGCTCCGGATAGGGGTGAGCTTCCAAAGGCGAATACGTAGCTGACGTTTGTAATGGACGATCCGAACAACACGCGCTCGCCGAACCCTGTTATGTGCGAGGAGGCCAACAGTCCTGGAGTGAAGTTCGTGCTGCCTTCTGAAACGATTGCATAGTAGAGGTTGTTGTCCAGAAGGCTGAGATTGACCGATGAATCATTCAGCGCCAGCACGCTACCACTATTCGTCCACACGGGCGCGGGAGTCGGAGACCAGCTCAGATTCCCACTACCGTCGTCTGTCAACACCCCGGCGGAGTTGCTGGACGGCCACGAGTATGCAACGCCATGGACGGTCAGGTTCCCGGTGCTGTCCACATTAAACACGACCCCACCGGCAAAGGTTTGGGCTTGAATGAAGGGGAAGCTGTTACCGTCTCCCTGTGACTGGAAAATCATCGATGCAAGGTTCGTCCCGGTCCCGTCGTCGCTCAGGAGAAAGACGGACGTATGGAGGAGCGTCGAGTTGATCGAGAGCGCCCATGGAGCTCCGTAATTTACACCCAGGGTGGAATCGTATGTCGCTCCAGCCAGCGTGATAACGCCGTCAGATACGTCATTGGTCCATTCACCTTGGAACAGGCCTACGGACGCCATCCGGAACAGGCTGTTCGAGGATAGGATAAGCACCTCGTCCGCGGTCTGAAGGTTGGTCTCACTCGACAGCGATCCGAGCGAGAGGAAAATATTCGTGACAGGAGGAATCACTCCAGCCGGCGAAAGATTCGGGAAATAGAACGGCCCGGATCCGCTTGGCACCGTGAACGTGATTGGCGTTGCGTAGGCCATGCCCTGAACCTCGATGCGGTATTGTCCGGCCAACAGCGTGTTCGTGCCGAGGCCTCCACGGATCATCACGTTGGTCGGCCCTCCGACTATCAGGGCTCCGGGCGTGAGCGTCGGCGATGAGTTCGCCGGGCTGATCCTGACGTATCCGGTGAACGGCGATCCGTCCCAATTCGTCAGCGGGTAGATGACCGTCCCGGCCGTGGCTGTGATGGCGGAAAGCAGGAGGATGGCAAGTTTCTTGATCATAAGAAGGTGACTGTTGGAGCGGCGGCAATCGTGACCCCGTCTCCGGCCACGGTGATTGTCTTCACGCCGGAGCTTGTGGACTTGATTGTCCCGGTCGTCGTTCCGCTCGAATCCGTGACGGCAGGCGTCGATGTTGTGTTCCCTGTGCCACCGCTCACAGAGAAAGTGACCGTCTTGCCCACGCACGGGTTGAAGTTGGCGTCAGACAGCGTCACCGTGATGGTGGAAGTCGCCACCCCGTCCGAGGCCACTCCTGTGGACGGGCTTGCGGAGGCGCTGCTGGAATATGCGTTCACCGCCCCGGCCAGGCAGATAATGCTGGCATATTGTGTTATCGACACCGCTCCGACAGAGGCATGAACCGTGGCAACCTGGCTCAGGGTGGTGACGAAGGAGGCGGTGGTTTGCCCGGAGCCGTCCGTTGCCGATGGGCTGCCTATGGAGTAGGAATGAGTCCCCGGAAGGCTTAAGCTCACGGTCTGCCCTGGCATGGCGACGTTCCCTGTGTTCTTGACGGTTATCGTGACAACTGAGGAGGCTGAGCCGTCTGCCGTGATGTTGGTCGGATAGGATGTCACCGTGGAATAAGATGCGCTGACTGTCGGAGTTCCGTAAGTGGCGATGGATGTTGATGCCCCCACCGCCGTTCCAACAGGATTGCCGTTGAGCAAGGCTTCAATTGTGCCGGTGCCGGTGCTCGACGCGGAAGTCAGGACGGCTGTGTAAGTTCCATTCCCATTGTCGGTGGTCGATCCAACCGAACCCGTTCCGGAGAACCTGAAGATGACTACCGTATCTCCGCCATTCGTCTCGTTGTTTCCAGAGTAGTCCCGAGCTTGGACCAAGATTGTCTGGGTGCTTGCCCCGTCCGCCGGAATTATCTCGGTGGCCGGGGCTATGGTTGAATGCGAGGCGTCCGAAGGCCCGACAGTTGCCGGAGCGCTGTGCCTTGGATGCACACCGGTGAGGTCCTCGAACGTGAAAGCCTGCCCGACAATCCATGCAACTGGAGTGACGAGAAGGAATAAGATTGCGAGTCGTTTCACCATAGCGTGGCGTTGCTTTCGTTGGTCGTGACGTTTCCGAACGCACTGAACGTGAAAACGCTGGCTTGACCGTTCGTGACAGTCGCCTGTCTAGTTCCGTCTGTCGCCAGCACCGAGGCTGGCCACGAGACGGTGATGTTGCTGCTGGCGAGGTTCTGGACGCGCAGCACGGCGGTCCTGTTCTGCCCCGCCGTCACATTTGAGACGCCCGTCACCTGGACGGGCGTCCACGAAGCGTAGAACTGATACGTGCGCGACAGGTCGAGCGCGTTGGTCGGTCCGGAGAATCCGTTCGTTCCGTAATAAACACCGTTCGTCGCGACCTGATCTGCGACGTTGTTGCTTCCCGCAGCCGAAGCCAATGCCGAGGCGATGGCGGATGAACCTGCGGCCGTCGCATTGTCAGCACTCGAGGCGTGCGTGGCGTTCGCCGCCGTCCCGGACGTGTTGTTCGTGAGGACTCCCGTGACCGCCGCAGCGACATCGGAGTTCGTGGAGTGACCGGACTGCGGAGCATATTGAACAACGATAGGATTCGTGTTGGCCGAGCTGTTTACAGCCGCTCCGAGCCCGCTGGCGATGTTGGTTTGCTCTGACGGCGTCTCGACGGAGATCGGTATCCGCACCACGACCGTGGACGTCGTGTTGTTGGTGACGAAGGTCACCGTGCCCCAATTCGAAGAGAGCGTGATTGTTGGAACGTAAGAGTTCGCGGCGGACACCAGGCTCACTGAATTGGCAGTCGGATTGAACAGGATCAGCCCGGTAAACGGGTTGGCGTAGAGGTGAAGGAGCAGGTTCTGAGCGGCTGTGGCCGCGTTCGTCCCAATGGCTATCTGCCAGGAAGAGTCGTAAACGGAATTCGTCCACGCGCGGGTGTCGGAGTCGGCGGACAGCGTCTCGCCATTGGCGGTCCCGGCGGCGTTCGTGATGGTGATCGTCGCGACAACGTTGGTTGACGCATTCGCCGCGAGCGACAGGCCCACGGCGGCAAGGATTGTGAATAGCTTTTTCATGGCGATGAGTCGGCGCTGAATGTTCCGTCAGGATTGCACTCCAGACAGATTTTCTTGGTCGGGTCCGTCTGGCACACGAGGTAGATCGGGCCGACGATGACGCGCCCGAGGAAGGTGGCGTTGGCCACCTCGGCGCTTAGAGGCGTCTGGCCGGGTGGCACAACGAGGACGCCTGGCAGGATCACGGCGGCGTTGATCGTCACCAGCTTTGACAGGACCGTGGACGTTAGCCCGCCCTGGATCATCTTCACCTCGAACCATGCTCCAGCCGACGTGATGTTATTCAGCAGCGTGTTGATGGCGGCTGTGTTCATCGGTAGCACCGCTTCGAAGTAGGGCTGTCCGGCGTCGCTCGAAGGGTTCCAGGTGAACTGCTGGGTGTAGTAGGTTCCTGTTGACGGCTTCTTGCCGAGAGCAACCTGAAGCGTGATGCCAGCGGTTGGGATGTACGCCGCGGCGCTGCCGCTGGGCTGCAACAGGAATATCTTGAGGTCAATGGAGTCGCCCTGTGTGAAAACAGGGAGACCGGCCACGGACAGATCGTCCGTGCTCACCACCGCCTCGCCTACCGATCCTAGAATGTTTAGCGTGAATTGTGACATAGCGTTTTAAGTGTAGGCATCGGGATGATGAAACGTGAGCTTGCTGAAATTAAGAAGAACCCGGTTAGCCCTTCCATGCCCATGAAACACGGTCACATCCAGTTGTTTCGCCAGTTCAAAATCACGTCCCAGCATAATCTTCACCGCCTCGCAGGCTGCGTGGCCACGCCTGGATTTTTCCATGACGGGCACCGGCTTCGGTGGCGGAATAACTGATTGTTCGGTGGAGATCATATCACCATGTGCTCAAGGCAGCCCGCTTCCACCGATTCGTTCCCACCGACACGTAAATATAGTTCGTGTCCCAGTTCATCAGGCCAGCGCCGTAACCGGTGGTCGAGTTTGTGGACGCGGTTATTGTCTGCGGAGGCTGATAGAACGAACCGTTGACTCCGAACACAATGTTTCCAGATGTGAAGAACACCGTTCGGATGTATGCTGCATTTGTGGCTGGCTCCGGGAATGAGATCGTGTAAAGACCGCTCGTTGAATACGGGTATGAGCTTGTGACGCGTGGAACATTGGCCCACGAATAAATCGATAGCGGGGTTGAGAACTGTGGGATTACCGCGCTTGTGACGAGGTTTGTCAGCACCGTCAGTGTGACGTAGTTTGTTTTCAGCGAGATGCTGTGAATGCTGGCGTATTGGAATGAGGAAGATGACAGACTGGCTCCAAATGATCCGTTGTAATTCCAGTCTATCTGGCTGTTGTTGGTTGCATCCTGCGCCAAAGTCCATGCCGAGCTTACGTTGAACGGAGCACCGTTGAGAGAGAGCGGAGTTCCAGGGACATACCACTGCTGCGCTGAGACAAGACCCTGAACGTAGCTGAGCGGCGTAGCGTCATCTGGATTGTTCGGATATCCCACCTGAATCTCCTGTCCGACGGTAGAGTTCGACCTGGCGAAAAGGTCCGGACGCGTCAGTGTGTAAACCACAACCGATGAAATGCTGACTGGACTGTTTGTGATGCCTGGTCCGGTGTGTGAGCCAAGATTGTTGGTGAAAGCCAGATTTACGGTGCCAAGGACCATGGAGCTTCCACTGTCCATAATCCATGTGGACCCGTTGTTTGTTGAATATTCAAAATAAAAGAAAGGCGATCCACCGGGCGATATGAACGTGCACCCGGCGAAGTTTGTTACTGTGATAGGGAAAAGGAACCAGTTCGTGTCTGTGAGATTGACTATGTTCGTGGTCCAGAGCGGCGTCTTGAAACTGTTGAGCACGGAATTTGTCTGTGCATCAGGGATCGTCCCGTAGTCGCCCTGCAATATCACTATCTCGGCTTGCTGGTTGCTGAGATATGCCTGTGCGACCAGCCACAGCGCGTTGCTGTTTGCCCATCCGGTTGCGTTATCCGCGTTCGTCGAGTGCCAGGCCTGTGCTCCGGCCCCGTAGGAATCTGCCGCGACGAAGGCGCTTATCGGAGACCAGGCTGACAGTCCTCCTAATGCGTTCGTTGCCTTCTGAGCAGCTCCAGCAAGATCGAACGCGGCGGAGTTCGAATAAGCGGCCGTGCCAGCGTTGGTAATCATGGATACCGAAAACTGAACGGGCCAACCACCGAGCGCGGTTGTCGCGGTTCCAGCAGTCATAAACGGATAAGTGCCGTTCGTCGTCAGGATAAAAGGCTGTCCGGTGATCGAAGACCAAGCCCAGGTCATAGGCCATCCGCCTGCCGCAGTCGTGGCGTTCCCGACAGTCATAAACGGGTACGTTCCGTTTGTGACAAACAGGGTGCTCGTGTTGGCTGCCTGCCACGCCTGCAACGACGCAATCTCCGACTGGAAGAAAATGGAGTTAATGTTGACCGTATACCACGCCTGCCAGTTAATGATGGCCGATGCGGACGGGTTGGAAATCCACCACGGAGTGCCGACCGTGTTCGTTCCGATGGGAATGATATATGGCTGAGCATCGCAGCTCAGCGCGGCCACGGCGGCAATCAGGATTGAGAAAAGCCGTTTCATTGGTCGGTTGCCGTGGACGGGTCTTCTGTGCTTCCGCCGGAGCTGGAGAGCGGGGAGGATGGGGGTGGCATCAGCGTCAGCCGCGCGTTCTGCGCTGTTATTGTGTGGCCGTAGGGTGGAATGTTGATGTGATTTCCAGCCCATACATATGTGTCCGACCCGGCACTGAAGTCATGAATCTGGGTAGTCACGCTCGTTGTGCTCGCTACAGAGTCGTAGTCGCTCAGGTCCACACTCAGCCGGTAGTTGTGCCCAGGAATGAGCCCGAACGCGGGAACACTGTAGGTAAGGTCCCAAGCCGTCACATAGTAGGTGTTGGTCGCAGGATTGATCGGCGAGATTATGAATTCGTCAAGGTCCCACAGTGTCTCGAAGGAGGTGCTGATCACAGGATTCGATGCACTTAATGTGGGATATGGCAGATACCAGTCTGGGCTATAGAAATAGGGAATGGTGCCAGCCATCGTCCTGGTAGCCGAAACGAAAACAGTCCCTACGGACGCCACACGATCCACGTAAGGCTTCGCACTTTCCAGTGCGTATCCCGCGCTGGCCAGAGGTGTTGCCAGCTTGTAAATCTGTATCGGCGGTTCTCCAATAAGAGGTCCACCAGGTGGAGAAGCCACGTATGGCCTGTCAACGCCCCATCCAGCGATTGCCATTGGCGCGCTCATGATCCACCTACAGTTCCAACCTTCGCCCATTGCGCGGAGCGGCCAATCATGATCAGACCGGACGCCGCGTTGCCCGGAGTTGATCCAGACACAGCGTAAATCTCCTCGTCCACGGTCCACGGAGGAATAACGACCTGCTGTTCGGAGGTGTCTGGAAGCGTGGTAAAGGCTGAGTCAATCCTGACGATATTGAGCGGGTCTGGGGCGATGTCCGTCCTATAGGTGTAGGTGTGGGGGTAGCCCATGATGGTCTCGCCCACCAGGCTGCATCGCACCTTCCACTCCTTCATGACGTAAACATCCGTTGCCCCCTCCGTAGTCCCGTCCCATGTCCGGCAGGTGACCCAGTCGGTTTGAACGGACTTGATACGATACGGGCCACTGACCTTGGCTCCGGAGCCTCCAGTCAGGTCGGAGTCCTTTATCACGTAGTGGATGTTGCTGTCGGACAGCTTCACGTCATTTCCCAGCCCGGAGCTTATGGTCGGGTTGGAAAGGGCGCGAAGCACCGATGCCAGCCTATTAAGCTTGGCCGCGCTCACGAACTCGCCCTTCTCGAAGGTCGGAACGTCCGCCCTGTTCCTTACTGCGTTTGGGCTGTATGCGTCGTCGTTCATTGTGCCACCACGTAACGCGTCTGCCGGTTGAATATGTTCCCCATCCATCGCGTGAGCCTGGAATCCTCCGCTACGATCTCGGCGCCTGTCGCCACCCATCCGGTGTATATCGCCTTTGACGGGACGCTCGCCGGGAGCGGGCCAGCAGCGTCGGCCAGGAAGTCCGTCTCGAACGACTCCAACGTGGTCCCGACTCCGACAGTGTTTCCGAGCACTGGGTCCGAAGCGTAGTAGCGCAGCGCGCCAACTGTCGGGATCGCTTTCGGAACCGCGAACGTCGCGCCTGGGCCAGTCTTGAAGTAGTCGTTGTGAACCCGGCACGTCACCACCCTGCAGGCGCGAGGGCGTCCGGCAATCACCGCGCCAGGGGAGAACCCGGCGGCGGTCTGGACAAGGCCGGAGTAGCCGATGAAATTGTAGCTGTAGCTCTCGAACTCATCGTAGGACGCCGGCACTATGGCGTATGTCCGCTGCCACTTCACCACCCCGCCGCCGACGTCCTGCCTCGGTCCCTCGGACACGAGGAAGAATGTCGAGTAGTCCGGCGTCATCCCGGCGCTGGGGTGAGGTGTGTTCAGCGCGGTCGCCGTGAAGTTCTCCCTGAACTGCATCCACTCCTGGGTGAACACATATTCCGCCGTCGTCGCCCTCACGGGAGAACTGAACACAGGAACGGAGACCGGCTGAGCAACCGTGAAGTCGCCATCGACATAGGTGGGCGCGGGCCATTGTAGGCTTGAGCTCATTGCGACAGTTGCGGTTTGACCACGAGACCTTCCTTGCGCGCCATCTCGACCAGCGTCGTCAATTTATTGGCCATGACCTCGTTTGAATGGTCCGGTTTCTGCAATCCCACATCGGCCAGCCCTTTCTTGAGCTGTCCGATCCGCTCCTGGTCCTGCTTGAATCGTGCGCTCTGCGGCCCTTCGTCGTTGAACGCCTGCTGTGCGTCGGCCTCGGTCCGCTCCAGCTCCCGCGCCTCGCCCGCGTGCGCGTCCAGGAACCGACGTCCACCGGTCGTTCGGTTGTCCATGGACCTGGCTCGGGCCACTCCGCTCTCGTAGGCAGTCCACGGCGCCGACCCGGCCAGCTCTTTGATGTTGGGCATGTAGGCGCTGAGTTCGGCGGTGCGCTTCTCTTCGGTGGCCATCGCCATGTCGCGGTCGAGCTTGGCCTGCTTCTCGGCGCGCGCGGCGCTCTCCTCTTCGAGCTTTGCGCGGTTCACCTCGGCCTCGTTCTGCATCTCGATGGAAAGCTTTCTGGCCCTGTCACGCTGGGACTCGGTGTCCTGGAGCCTGCTCTGCTCCTCGCTCTGCCGCTTGTTGAGCGCCAGCATCTCTTCCTCTTCCTGCTTCTGGACGGCGCTTGTCGAAAGTATCTCTTTTCGGATTCGGCTCTCCGCTTCCCATGGCGTCTCTCCGAGCTTCAGCTCGGCTTTGACGCTGGCCGGAGCGGTCTCAAAGAAGTTGCCGCTTGTCTGAAGGCTGAGCTGCGCCTTGGTTACCACGTCCAGATCCTTCTTCAGGTCTTCAAGTCGCGCCTTTCCCTCGCTGACGGATGACTTGAGTCTCTCCCCCCGGGCAAGCACAGCCGGATCGGACATGGCGTCACTCTGCGACTTGGCCTCCAGGGCTTTCACCTCGGCGGCCTGGTCCATCCGGTGTTTCACGTCCTCGGCAACGGCTATCTTGTTTTGCAGTGCCACGACCTTGTTTCCGCCGGCCTCGGCCTCCGCGCGCTCCATGGCACCTTTGATTATCTTCTTCGTCTTCTCTTCGTCGGCGTGCTCGAGGTCGGAGGACTCGCGCTTGGCGAACTCGCTCCGCATCTTCTGCGACTCTTCGGCGGCTTTGACGATCGCGTCCTTGCCACCAAACATCGGCTTGGCCGCCTGCTCCGCCTGGTGATCAAGATCCTTGTTCCAATCGTCGAGCAGCTTCTTGAAGCCTGCGAACGCCACCGTCGCGCCGGCCATGACTCCGGTGATGGGATTGATGGCCAGTCGCAGCGCCGTGCCCAGCAGTGGACTCTGCGCCGTCACGTCCTGCAGCATCGTGTGGAACATGCGCCCCTCTCGTTCGGCGTGGAGGAAGCTGCTGCCCGTGGACGTTCCAAAATCCGCCATCTGACTCTTGGCGCTGCTGATGCCCTGAGTCAGCGTATCGGTCTTGAACCCCAGCTTGATCATGATCTCTTCAGTGTCCACGAGTCCTCCTGGTGTTGATGTCGCGCATCCATGCGGACTTCACCCTGTCGCTGGGGTTGCAGAGCGGCACTCTGGAGTTGGCGTTGCGCTTGGCCTCGTTGAGGCATTGGAACAGGATCTTGATGGGGCAGCTCATCGTCTCTTCCATGCTCCACCCGTAGTTCCTGCCAGTGAACGCGCAGAAGAAAGCCGCGTCAGAGAAGTAGTCCTCAACGAATCCTTTCGATGCGGACGCCGGCGGGCTGTCCTGGAACGTCTCGTCCACGTAGCACCTGAGCGCCGCGATAACCTTGGCCGCCTTTTCCATCCTCAAGGCTGCTTTTTCGGCGTGTCGGCGCCGTGCCTTCGCGGTGTTCCACAGGGCAAGGTATCGCGGCGGAAAGAATCCCTTCCGGCAGCGCTTCTCAATACGCCGGCGCCCGGAATCGGAGCTGATCGAATATCCGGGCGATAGCAGCCACAGGAAGTTCACCAAATCCTGCGGGCTGGGCGTCGCCCCGCGCAACAGCGGGTGGTGAGCCAGGCGCAGCGCGGTGAGCTGGCGCAGCGTCATCGGCACCAGCTCGAAACCGGCGACCGATTCCGTGAGTCCGAGAAAGACCGCATCGCGCACGAGCTGCTCGCGCGCCACGGCCTCCGCGTAGCCCGGTATTTTGAGCACGTCCATCGGCGCGCTCCACTCAGTTCGGGTTCTGGGCGAGTCTCAGGGTGACGTTTACTTTGAAGTAATCGTTGATCTTGAACGGTTGGTCCACGTCCACAATCACCCAAGTCTCCAGCGGCGCGTCCGTGATACCGTCGAAGGTGTCCTGGAACCAGTCGCCGATCTTGGGAGTCTCGCTCGATGCAATCGGGACCTGGATAGTGCCAGTGCCTGTCGGCCATGTCGCCGTGACCCACCAGCCGTTCGGGCCGCCGATCTGGTCCGGGCGCTCCCCGACGTGCCCCGGCCTCTTCAGGCTGATGTCCTCGAAGATGTAGGTCCCAACGTCCGTGGCGGATGCCACCAGGCCGCGTTTGATGTCTTCGGTTCTCGATCCAAAGGGAACCGCATTGTCTTGGTAACTTGTGCTCATATTTGGTTATTTGGTTTGGTCATAGGATGCTCCATGCGTCCTGTTGAACCGACAGGTCCACCTGGAAAGAGAACGTGGTTTGCTGGCAACCGTCTGCCGAGCGCACGCCAGTCTCCTCGTTGCCGCTCGTGATGAATTGGATGTTGTGGTTCGCCAGGGCCGATCCGTTGAGCTGGTCCTGAAGCACGGCCACGGCGGCCCTGACCTGCGCCCGATACTCAGAGTGCGCCAGCTTCCCGGCGGCGTCCGCGTCGGTGATGGCGTGAAGCTTCAGTTCACCACGAAAGCAGGACGTGCGCTTGCTGCCATCATCGAGCATGGCCTTCCTTTGTGGCTGCGCCTCGCCGGTATGCTTGTAAACCACCTCGACGCGCGGCCTTGTTTTCTGAAAGTCCTGCGTATCGGCGATAGTCATGGCTGTGAGTCCGGCAGCCGTGAGTACGGTTTGAACGGCCACAGGCACGATGACCTCGAAATCATAGATGTCCTGCGCGCTCATTGGACCTCCTCATAAGGTTCGCCGGACTTTAGCGCCCTGGCCCGCGCGCGGATTCCTTTAGCGATGTCCTCGCGATAGCCGGACAGTATCAGCTTGACTCGGCGTCCGATTGCTTTTGCCCTGAAGTTCAGAGCATCCTGAATCTTCCTGCGATTTGATCCAGCGCCCGGCCCGCGACAACCGAACGTGATGGACGGGTCCTTGCTATCCTCGAGCATGGAGAAGTCGGACACCGCGCCATCTCCAACGGAACCAAAGTGCCGGCTGATCCAGCTCGGGTAATGGTCCCCTTTCGACGCGGCTGCGAATGCCCACTTGGCCCGCCATCTCCCGACCCGATCTTGCACCTTTTTTACGTAAGGGTCCCTGACCCCTGTCGGAACTACCACGCGGGCGCGCCATGTGTTCGACGGTGGAGTTCCGAGCCCTGGAATCCTTCCCTTGTTGTTCCGATACATGTTGTGATACTCGGCCAGCCTGTCCCCGGTCGGGTCGAGGTGCGCCCACACGAGTTGGATCTTTCCGTTCACGCTGCTCCGCCATGTGTTCACATCGCTGAGCCCATACTTTGAGCCGATCTCATCGAAGAGCGGCTGCCTGACCTCGGAGATGAGGCTGTAAAGGTCACGTTTAACGGCGTCCTCTCCGGCCTGCTTCGGGCTGCCACCCTTTCCGCCGATCGGCGGTGTGAAGTTGACGATGGTGCGTGTCAGCCTGCGCTGTTCGTCCACCAGCAGATTCGACACGTCCTTGCCGTCTCCCATCAGGGCTTCCTGGAGAGAATCCAGCGCGACGACCATCTTGCGCATGTCGAATTCGTCAAAGGTGATCATGAGGGTTGTGCGTCCTGACTCGTGATCTTGACGAGCCAATACTTGATTGCGAAGTCCGCCGGGTTGTCCTCCCGCCTTACCACCTTCCACTGCGGAGGGGTTCCGACCGCTCCCCAGATCGGATTGGTCTGAGCAATCACGTCGGCATAGTTGATTGCCGGCACCGTATTCCGCAGGGCTTCGAGCGTTGCCATTTCACGCCAGTCACTCCCAAGCTCCAGCATCGGATCAACAGGGTGCACCGGGAGTAGAATCCCGAGGAAGCTGGTGCCGCTCTTCTTATGAACGAACGGCTGGCCGAGGCTGTCAATTCGCGTTTGAAAGCCCTCCTGGAGTTCCAGGAGGGCTTGACTGGACGGAATGTTCAGCGTGGCCATTGGAGACTACGGCGCGGAGAGCTTGATGTTATACACCATGGATTCGTTCGTGGTGTTGGCCGTGCCGGAGTTCGTTACCCAAAGAATCTTTAGGTAGGACGCCCCAAAGGAGTCGAGGTTGGTCACCGTGACGACCGGAGTCGTGCCATTCGCGGCCACCGTTACGACGTAAGGGGTCGTCTCGTAGCTGACTCCGTCCACGGATTTTACGTAGGCGAAGGCTCGGTTCGTCGTGCTGGCGGCGTCCATCTGGAACTTCCATTGGAGAGCCGTGCTCTTCTGCTTGCTCACGTCGATGACCATGTTGATGTTGGTCGCCGTCCCAGCGGTGTTTGTGAAGTTTTTGAATGGCGACGGCGCCTGCGTGGGGATCTGCGCGTAAGCCGTCAGTGAGAGGACCGTCGCGAACGCGAAGATCATTGATACTTTTCGGAGTTTGTTCATTTTATTTTTCGTTATTGGTTTGGATTTGTTTTCCTCGAAGAGCCGCCGCCCCAGACACGAGACGGCGGCCGGAGGCAGTCGTCTTACGCGCTGGTGAGCAGCACGCCGGCGGTGGGGTCCAGCTTCGCGGAGCCGAACATCAGGTCATAGCTCATCCAGAACGTCCTGGACGCGAGCGAGAACCAGCTATAGGCCGTGATGCTGATGTCAACGTCGGGAACAGTGATCGTCGATTCCTGGAGCGTTGATCCGGGGATTGACGGAGGCGTCAGAGGCAGGCCCGCGATCGCTCCGAGCGCCTGCGGGTTACAGAACAGCCCGCGGATGCCTTGGTCGCCGGCTCCCGCGTGGGTGCCGCTCCAGTTCGTGTTCAGATAGACACCGTCCCATCCGAACCGCTTCCAGCCGGTCTGGTCGCCAGTGGAGTCGGTCGCCTGGAAGAACGCCGGAGTGTTGATGATTCGCGCGATGTATTCACCGTCCAGCACCGCGTATTTGATCGGGCTCTTCTTCAACGCGCCCCACGCGGACGCCATGTCGGAGAAGTTGAACGCTGCGGGTGCCCGGATGATTTGCCCGGCCCCGTAGTCGGTCGTGTTGAGAGGCGCGAAGGCCACCTCAAGGATCGAGTCCGCCAGGTAGGCGATATTCACGTCGATCAAGTTTTCCATCCGCAAGCCGCTGTTCAATTCGTCATTCGTGACGTGGAACGGCTGGCTGTATTGATCGACCGCGATTTGCACGTTGGTCACAACGGAATCGCCCTGCTCGAAGTTCGTCGCGTTCTTCTGGGTGGTGGAGCCGCCCGTCACGAACTTGAGTTGGCCGGTCGCACGCGGTTTGTACCGGTCCGAGCTGTAGTCTTTCGTGAAGACATTGAGCGGCGCCCAGCGGTTCTGCAACGCGGTGACCGCGCCGTCCAGCAGGAACTGCGTGACGAGGCTTGCGCTGTAGGTGTTGGAGTTCATCGGGGTCAGGCGCTGGCGCTGGTCCCGGGCCTGGGCGTCGGCGATGAGTCCGTTCCATTCAGCCTTCAGGGTGGCGAAACGCTTGGCCGCGACGGGCTCTTTCTTGATGGCTTCCAGACGGTTCTCGACAGTCGAGATGCTGCCGGCAATCGGCTCGCCTCCGGGGCGGGCGAGTGGCAGAGACTCGATCTGAGCGTAGGTGCCAGACTCGTCCGAGAGGGCGAGAGCGATCCACCAGGGAAGGTTCTTGTTCTCGATGCGGTTCTCCGCGCGCCGGGTGACTTCCGCCGTGATTCGGATTTTCTTCTCGGCGTCGAGCTGCTTGCGCAGGTCGAGTACTTCCGCGTTGGGTTTGGTGTTGTCCGGCTCGGATTGTTCGAGCGCCGCAAGAATCTGCTCTTCGGTAGCGTCGTCGCCGAGCTCAACTCCCCGCTTTTTGAGCAGGGCCAGTATGGCTGTCTTGTTCATTTTGTTTTCTTTTGCAGGTGCGGCACCCATCACGGGCGCGGCTGGTTGTTTTGCTGCTCCAACGCCGGCAACCGGCGCGGAAAGTGTTTTGGAAATGGTGCTGGTCCGGGACTTGACCATGTTTAGGATGACCTGTGGAACGCTGCGGAACTGGGCCAGGTTGAGAGACGCAAACCGATTCTCGATCTCATCTCCGTCGTCTTCCCAGTCCTCCTCCGTGTTTGTCGCGCCGCACTGGCAACAGGTGATGTCGTCGCCATCTACCGTGCAATCGGAGCACTGCGGATGATCACAGTCCGGGCACGTGGAGTCCTCCGTTGCGGCGTCGGCCAGCCCAGCGGCGACGGCCTCGGCGCCGGTGAACCAGGTCTCGTCCTTCATGGCGGCGCGCATCTCCGCAGTCGTTTTCCCGGTCTTGCGCGCGTAGATGCCGGCGAGCGTGTCGCCGTGCTTGGCGAGCATGGTGGCGGCCTTGGTGTGGTCGGCCTCGTTTCCAACCGTCATGCTCCACGGCTCGTGGATCATCAGGATGGAAGAGTGCGGAGCGATGGTGCGCCCGCCACCGAGGGCGATGATGGAAGCACTCGAAAGCGCGTAGCCGTCCACGAAACAGGTAACGTCCTTCGCACGGGCCTGGAGGACGTTGTAGATTTCAAGGGCGTCTCCGACGCTTCCACCTTCGGAGTTGATCCGGACGTTGACCTTACGCCCCGCCGGCACCTGGCTGAGTTTGTCACGGAATTCCTTGCTGGTTGTGCCGGAGTCGTCATACCAGCTCGACCCGATGGTGCCCGAGATTACGAACTCGGTCGCATCTCCCATGTCCATCACGGTCAGCCAGGGCTGCTTCCGGCCTTTTGGTTTGAGTGTCTTCGGCATAACGCCTTTCGAGAGTGGTTTCGACTTGGTGCCCGCGCTTACGCCTCGACGGCGAGGAACACGATCTGCACCGCAGCGGTGTTGGCTTTGGCCCACAGAGCGGTGGTTCCACCCGGAGACGGGATGTAAGCGCACTTGCCAGGCTTGATGGTCGCAATCAGGTGCGCCATGGCGTCGTCGGTGGCGATGTCCACGTAGTTCGTGGCGTCTGTGTTTTTGATCATCAGGTAGCCAAGAGTCACGATCTGCGTGCCGATGGCCAACGCCGTGGCACTCGTGGCGATGGTCTGCGTCTCTTCGGTGAAGTTCGCCCCGTTCTGCGGCGTTACGGTGCTTCCCGTCATTGACGCGCTGAAGGCCGTGCCTGAGACTTTTAGGGCGATCGTTTCGGTGATGCTGTTTACTGTTGCCATAGGTTTTACTCGGTTGTGGTTGCAGGTTGTTTTGTTGTTGCTGGCTCTGTGCCATTGGGTCCGTCGGGCTGCAGGGCGTCCATTTCGGCGCGGGACGGGCTGAGCTGCTCGCGCTTTGTCATCGTTTCACGGGCAAGCTCTGCAATCTGGTCGCGGTCCACGTCGAACTCGTCCATGAGGTCGTTGATGAACTTGGCTTCGATGGCCTTTTGCCGGAGGACATGGCGCCAGTCGTGGCCCATCTCCGCGCAGATGTCCTGGTAGTTTCTGACTCCGCACTTCAGCTCTTCCATCAGCGCGGACGAGTTCCGTCCGACGTCAACGGTCACAGAACGCGGCGGGCGGATCTCCATGTGCCACCACTGGTCGGGAGCGCCGTCCATCGAGCGGTCGTATTTAACCGCCCAGCTCATCGCCCACAGATAGATTTCGCGGATGACGGCGGCGACAACGGCGGATCGTGACCGGAAGAAGCTGGCGGCCGTATCGAGGTCGGCCCGGGTGACGGTGCCCTGAAGCGAGAACGGCAGGACGAGAAGTGAGCTGATGCCAACGCCGGCGCAAATCTTTCGGACGAGGTAATCCCAGTAATCCTTCGTGGCAACGGACGGGCGCGTGCTTTGGAATTGCTCGAACTTTTCGCCGGTGGCCATGTAAACCGTCCGGCCTCCGTTCGTGACTTCGTAGAACAGCGGCGCCGTCTTGTTGACCGGATTGCCGGCGGCGTCCTGGCCCTGGATCTGCCACTTCTGACGGCGCGATGACGACGTGTTGGCCTCGCCCGGCTTGTTGGTGATGACGTTGGAAACCTCCGCCGCAGCCTTGGCCGCCTTCATCTCCAACATCTGCAAATCGTCGAGGTCGTGAAGGTCGTTCATCACCGGGTAGAGCAGCGGCAATCCGCGATACATTCCGGGCCGGCACGGCTCGAACAGGTGGATGATCCGGTTGCCGTCGATCGGCTCGTAAGCCCCGGTCGTCACGGTCGGAAACAAGTTGGACGGGTAGAACGAGACGTCATCGGTTCGCACCCAGTAGCGGCGCGGGCGGCCCGTCGGGTGTCCGCTCGGGTCCGGCCAGAATTCGATTCCGTCCACAATCGACTTGCCTTCTTCGGATCGGAGATGAGGCGGTGTTCCGACGCGATGCCCTTCGATAAGCTGAATCCGTGGGAACCCGCTCTGCGGCGAAAACGTTTTGTAGATGAACACCTCGCCGTCAACAAACCAGGCGCGCGTCATTATCGACTGAAGCACGCCGAACGGCTGCAGGCCGCTCACGTCCGGGAATTTGCACCACTGCTTCCACCACATTCCGGCGCACTGGTTCCAATCCTCACCGCCCTGATCAGCGGGACAGCTCGGGATGACCTTCAACCCATCGGCACCGACGGTGAACTGCTCGAACACGTCGGCCAACCGGTTGACTATGGCGTTGTTCCGCTCCCAATAGCGGGACCGTCGGAGAAGCTCAAGGCGAGTGGAGGCGTCGGCGTCGAACCTGGCGTCTTGGACGGAGGCAGGTAAATAACTCCGATCGCCCCACATCTGATACGCGGCCTCATAGCGGTTCACCGGCAGCGCGCGGCGCTTCGCGCGGTGCTTGGCCTTCGGCCTGGCCGCTGAGTGTCTGGATGTGGCGCGCTTCTTCATCCTCAATAGCGACCCACCCATCGAAGCGTGGTGAAGTCGCGTTGCAAACTGGTGACGGTCTGGAAGCGGTCATCGGCCATCATCACCGCGAAGATTGTCGGATCGTCCGGGTCTGTGTTGCCCTGCCCTGAAAGATTGGTGACGGCGTCGTTGTAAACCTCACGCATCTCCTGAGCGAAGCCGAAAACATCCTCCTGAGTGAACGACCGCCACACCAGCGGCGGCGCCCACCGAACCTCCTGACCGAGCCCGGTGCTGCCCAGGGACAGCCGTCCGCTCTTCAGCGCGTTGAATCCCTGACGCTGAAAAGCCTTCATGGCTTCGAGGAGGGTTGCTATTGGGGCGTCAGCGCTCCCCGTCCCGGAAGCGAGGTCAGTTTCGGCGTTTGAATCCTGGACGGCGTCCAGTAGCGACTGAAGAAAACTGCGTTTTATCTCGGCTCGTAAGCTCGACATTAATCAGCTTATACGCCGACAGAATTGGATAAGCCTAATGCAAGTTGTGCAAGATTGGCCCGAGTGGATAAGCAAAAACGCGGCTGGAAGTTAGTCCCACCGCGCTTTGTAAGTGCCGTTCCTCGCCTAACCACGCCGAGCTGAAACCCTCGAAAACACCCCACCATCCATGCAGGTGGCGTGCGTCAAGTCTCGCCCTGGCTCAACGTGGAGCGACGTTTTCGTCAATGCGGCCATCCGATGCCCAACAAGCGCTCCAGCCGCGCCACCCGTTCAACAATCGTGTCGGCGGGCAAATGCAGGATGCTGGCTTCGATGAGTCCTCGCGCTGACAACGACCGGAGCACAAGCTGAGCGTCGTAGAGAACCACTCTCGAATTTAGGTCGCGCCGCGCCGCAGAAAGTCCGAGCTTGCGCTCATTGTTTTTGACCATCGCGCAGCTCATGTTGAGCATCTGGGCGATTTCTTTGCGCGTGAACGTCCGCCTCACTGCTTTCCTCCGTCGGGTGGGATGCGCCGGAACGGTATGATGTGCGGCTCCGTTGCGGCCTTCAGCGCCTGGTCCTGGACGTTGCGAATGATGTCAGCCTTCGACAGCTCGATGATGCCGATCATCTGGCTCAGGTCCATCTGCCCAGTGTTCAGCCCATGGACGATGGCGCCATTGACCAGGACTTTCAGCGCGCCGTTGAATTCGGATGCGGTCACAGAATGTCCTCCATCGCGCCGCCGAGCCGCTCGCCGAACTTGTCCACGCACCATTCCCGAAACGAGTGGTAGCCCTCGGCCTTGTAGGTCCGGCTGTCGCGCACGGTCCGGAGCGCGGCCACCTGCTTCAGCACCATGTGGACACAGAGAGTGCTGTCATCCTCGCCCTGCGGCGTCGCGGGTATCGCCCGGATCGGTGCCGCTTCCGGGCTGGTGTATAGCTCGGATGCCGGTGGACAGTTCGTTGGCGCTGGTCCGGGGTCACTTGGTTTCTTTGGGTGTTTCATTTGTCTTTTCGTTTTTATTGTCTTCCACCGCGTAAGCTCCGATCAATTCCGCCATCTCGGCCTGCACTGCGATGCACGCCGCGCACCAGCGCAGGTCGTCGCGTTTGCGCACCTGGACCCATTGCGGCACCGTCTCGTTCGTGCGCGGCACCTTGCGCGTCTGCAATTCCCAGGACTCCATGTGACTCAGGAAGTCCGAAGAAACGTCGGATGGAATCTCGTATTTCACGGTGCCGCCGTTCATCAGAAAATGCAGCCGCTCCAGGCTCCCGTAAAGGCTCATGTGCCAGAACTCCGGCTCTTCGTCCGGGTCCTCTCGTGACGGCGGCAGGCCGATCATCTGGTAAAGCGGTTTGGGCACGGAGAATATCCGCCGGCTACCGTCCGGGTGCGGGAAGAGTTGCGCCGGCTCGACTTTGACCGCGTTGTAACCGTGCTTCAAACAGAAGGCGTAAACATTCTCCGAATCATGGCTGGAATCCACGGCGACACAGAGCGGATTGACGGCATGCCGGTTGCAGTTGTCCGCCACCTCTTCATCCGTCAGGCATTTGCCTTCCCACACCACAAGGAAATGCGGCACCAGCTCGATGGACTCCTTGCCGTTCGGGAGTTTCTTTCGGACTTCGTCCAGCGCCACGTCCTGGATCATCTGCCACCAGTGCGGCAGTTCGCCGGCGGCCCGGGTGCCCTGCTGCCGGTCCACTGACGAGAACCGCGCGGCGCGCTTTGGCAACCCGGTCCTGTCCTTCTTTATCAGCGCGCTCACCCTCACGGACTGCATCATCGGGCGGTCTTCCATCACGTCCACGAACTGGCTCTCCCGCTCGCGCAGATAATCGAACCACGGTTTCGGGTCCCCGAGCTTCATGGCCCGCAGCGCGAGGTGCTTTTGTTTTATCAGCGCAATCCATGGGATGTAATCCACGGCCACGGCTTCCAGGATGAAGCTGCGCTCGCCGGCCTGCGCTCCCTGATTGTGCGGGGTCGAATACCGCCCGGACAGCGACAGCGCCCGACGTTCGCCAACGGTATCGCGCACGCGATACTCGCAGGGCATCTGGAAAAAGACGCTGGACCTCAGCCGCTCGTAGTTCACGTCGCCGCCTTCCATGCGGCAGCCGTCCATGTCGTAGCGCAGGCCTCCGAGCTGCGGCTGTTTCTCATCCCAGCGCGCGTGCATCTCGTGATATTTGCCGCAGCCCGGACACTTCACTTCCCATTCCTCCTGTGTCCCGGAGAGAAACGCCTGGTGCAACTGGTCGCCCTTGTGGCTGGCGTTCGAGATGTTGAAAATGACCGAATTCCAGAAAGCCGTCGTGCGGCCGTAAGCCTGCTCCAACCGTCCGGGAATCCAATTCTCGGCATCGTGCAGCTCTTCGTTCACCTGGCCGCGAATGGAGTCGGACGCCACGCTGCGCTCGGTGCGGATGCCCTGCATGATGAAGTTTGTGTGCGGGAAAATCACGAGGCCATTTGCCCAATCGAATCGTTCCGTTGAGGTGC